AGTAAACAGCATCTTTAAAGTTTCCATAGCAATAAATAGGAATTTTTCGATGAGAGTCCATAACATATTCATAAATATGTATTTTTTTTAATTCTTTTAATTTTTGCAAACTAACAGTAATGCAAGTTTTACCCTTGCCAAAATAATCCATAATTTGCTGACGACTCATTGGAGTATGCTTTAATACTCTTTCAATTTCACAAAGCAACTCATAATTATTTATTTTTCTCATATAAAACCCTTAAACAAGATGGGCTACTCGCTGTATTACTACCAGTCTAGCTCTGGATTTACATTAATTCAGCTTTCGCCCAATATTTATCTACAAATAGTTACCCATTGGCAACCACCACCACCGCAAACATATTGCTGCCAGCAATTAGCATATTGAGCCATTGCATAGCCAACAACAAAAAATGCTGAAATAGCTACTAATAATTTTTTCATCATATTCTCCCTAGAAAGGCACGCTGTCTGAGTCCAAATCAACTGGAGCTGCTACAGGATTATGTCCAGTATCTTTCTTCTCAATATCTCGCTCATAAAGCCACATACCGCCTTCTGGCAAGAATGGTGACTCTAGTCTATATGTAAGACCTTTGTCTGATTGATTGATTACACCAACCTTGATATAGCGAGTTTTCTTTTCGCCTTGTTTGTTAGTATATTCGCCTGATTTTGCTACTAGCTCTTTAATTACTGCCATCTCTTAAACCTTTCAATTTAGTTACTGTTTCGTCTACTTCTTGTAAGAAAGCAGACACTTCTTTCTCAAGATTTGCAATATATTCATCATCTCGCTCAACACGAACAACGAACAACTGTAAATCTTCAGGAAGCCTTGGGTCAAATGAAACAAAGTCACACCACTTTCGACCAGTTACAGCCATCTGTGTTTGCATTTGAGGAATATATTTACTAGGCGCTTTACCGCTAAGTAAGGTATCAATATGAGTCTTAGAATTTGGACACTTAATTTCAATAAGACCACTATCACCAACAAGACCATCAGGGCTGCACCCAAAATTAGAAATGCTAGGATGGTCAATAAATCCTTCTTCATCAACGAGATTATTTGTTTGCGCTTCATAAGCCATCCTTGCTTGAGGTTCTGTATCAGTACCCCATTGCATTGCTTCATTCATATAGAACTCTGCTTGCTGTCCTGTAAGGCGCTCAACAACTAGGTCTGATAAATAGTTTGCTCTTGATGCTGAAGCACCAGTCTTTGTTTTTGCTAGGACATCAGCTACTTTGCTTGCTGTTACTTTGCCAAGTCTAGCTTTGTACCATTCTTCTGTTCTTTGTTCCATTACCTATCTCCTAACCAAAGGAGTAGTGCTACTAACACTACCCCAGCCAATAAACCCAATATAAGTACGAATGGGACAATCATTTTAACTCATTCATCTCTTTTAAAACAAGAGCTAATTTCTCAGAGTATTCACTACACTTTTTAGCACATTGTTCTGCTGTAGCCCATTCACCTTTAAGACAGTAGTTATGCAACATCTTTACTTCTGCCATAAGGTCAATCCATACTCCAGAGTAGTCTTTATCGTAGTCAATCATTTTGTTTCATTTCTCCATGCTAAGTGTTTATAAGTGTTAAATTTCTCTTGGAATCGCTTATCTTCAGAAGGAGGAGTCCAACCAAGTTTTCTGAGTGTCTCAACAACATTAGTTTTTGCTGCTGGAACATACTGAAAATCAATGTTATCAATTAGTTTCATCTTTTCCACTCCAATGTAAGGTTATGGTCTCCAGTTAAAAACTCATTAACTGCTGCAACTGCTTTTACTCTATCTGTTAAGCTATTTACAATTTCTTGAAATTCATCATCAGAGAATTGCTTTCCTTTTTTAAAGGTCACAATTTCGCAAGTAAATATAAGTTTTATCTTGTTCATGCTAACTCCTTCTTCTTCAATTCTTTAGCATCATTGATTAATTTCAATGCTTCTTTGTCTTTGCTTGCAGCTTTATAAGCCTGTGCAAAAGCAGTCTTTAACTGTTCCATGTCTGTGCATAAAGCAATAGCTTCTACAAGCGCTGTAGCATCAACTGGCTCTGGTTCATCTTGTGGCAAGTCCTCACCAGCATAGATATATAGACCGATACCATGCAAAGCAATTGCCTTGGCTAAACAGCGTTGCATAGCTGTATTTACTGCAAAAGCATCTGGGTTAGGAATGGCTTTGTTGCGGTAATCCATAACAGGCAACTGAGCTGTCATAGACTTGCCAAAAGCATTGACTGTGCAGAACACCATTACAGTTTCACCAAATAATACTGGCTGTCCATAAGTCCAAGTAGCCATTGGGTCTTGCTGTAGCAACTGGTCACAAGCCCAAGCCCATGACAAATAGCTAAGACCATTCTTCTTTTCAATCTTGCTAGAAACATCTAGCTTTCTTAGTTCTGCATACTTACTCATTTAATTCTCCTAGTAAACTCAATCAAAAAACTGCGCCAAACAAAATATAATGCTAAATACTTACCTAGACCTGACGCTCTTAATCTTCTATATTTAGCTATCATTTTTCACTCGCTTTTTTTAGTATTGCTCTAGCAAAGTCAATTAAATCTTCTTCATCAAGTTCATACCAAGTAGGTCTTGGAGTTCCTAAAACAAAATATTGATGAAAACAAGCATATATTTCCTCATCACTTAACTCTCTTGGTGCGGTGTATAGTGCAACAATATCGTTTGGGTTATCTTCTCTATATGCTTCTCTGTTTTCTTTGATATTCCACGCAACAGGTTTCATCACTTCTCCTCATATGGAAATTGACCAAGTTGCCAAGCAGCTCTATCTTCAGCCCATTCTTCATTCTTAGTAAAAGATAGATTCCACAAGAAGCGACCTAATTGCTCAAAGTCTCTGGCTTCCATCAACTCTTGAAATCTTGCTGACTGCTCATCAGTAGCGCATTGAATAGCATCAATAAATGCCTCAATCTTGTTAGGGTTATATTCATCAACCATATAGTCATCAATTAAATCTTGTAAGTCCATCATCTTCTCCTTAACCTAAGAAACCAAAAGCCCAAAGCATTACAGGCAACATGAAGCAAGCACCTAAAAACAAACCTTTTAAAATGTCTTTCATATAAACTCCTTAAACAATTAAACTTCAGTAATAGAGATAATGGACTAGATTCCTTACAACTTGCTTACTAGATGTAAAATAGTTTAATTATTTTTATAGGGACTTACCCTAATGTCTAAATATGCCAAGAGAGTGGACACGAACCAGAAGGAAATAGTCAAAGTCCTTAGAGATTTAGGCTGTTCTGTAGTTCATATGCACGAAGCTGGTCGAGGAATCCCAGACCTTCTTGTAGGAAAAGACGACATAACTTACTTGGTAGAAATTAAACGAGATGCTAAGGCATCATATACACCTGCACAAATAGAGTTTCAAGATAACTGGAAAGGTGCAAAGGTAGTAAGAATAAATAATATTGATGATGCTATTGATTTTGTAAAAAATATGGTGTAGAGTTAAGTTATTGGGCTGACTACCCACAATCTTAACTAGAGGAATAATGCAAACAATTTTTTTATTTGATAGCGGAAAAAGATATAAAAGGCTTCCTCTAGGGCTTTCTGTATCTGCTTGGCTAGTCCCCAAGCCCGCTACCAAATGGAGTAATTATGCCTAATAGACTTATAAGAGAAGGATTACTTGAGTCTGAAGCTGTGCTGTCATTAACTATTGAAGCTAGATGGCTTTATATTGCTATTTGTCTAACAGCAGATGATATGGGTTTATTTGAAGCTACTGAATTTAGATTGGCTAGACGAGCAGATTTAAAGAAAGAGCATATTCAAAGATTGCTATCAATGCTGAATGATGTAGACCTTATAAGACTATATTCTGATGGCAAAAAGACTTTTGGAATTATTCCTAAGTTTAGGCAGCGACTACAAATTAAGAGGATTAAATATCCTATTCCACCAGAGTCTTTATATTCTGATGACGAAGATGCTGTAGA